TGTTTTATCCCAATAATAAATACCACCATCTCTAGGGTTTATAATTAAATCCTCTCCAAAATTATCATGAGTCCATGTTCTTATCTGCGCTCCATCTGTAGTAATTGCAGATGCAACACCCCATCCAGTAAAATCATCAGTAGAAGTAGCATTACCTTTTGCAAGTCTTACAAGAGTATTGTCATCATGAGTAACGGCATCTGTTGAAGCATTACTACTGCCATGACTTGCTGTATTTACATTAGAACTAGCTCCTGAGCCTGCATACGCTCTTGTAACTGTCATTGTATTATCATCAGTTGTTGCTGAGACAAGCATTAACTCATTATCAATTAATATAACATCATTAGCTGTATTCATGCCTGTTTCATCATCAACATCTATTGCTGTTTCACTATTATCTAATGCTTCATTTAATTGTGTTGCTAATGCACCACTTGTTGTTCCGCCCCATTGACCTGCGCCCCATCCTGTTCCACCAACACTTACATCAAGACCTACATTTATTTGATAGACACCAACAGTGCTGCCTCCACCAGAACCTGTATCTGAGCTATTTGCAGCTGCACTTACAGTAATTGTGTAAACATTAGAACTTACTATACTTGTTATTTGATGCTCTGCGTTTAAAACTGTTGCTGTTACAACCCCTCCCAATGTAGCCGCATCAGAAAAAGTAACAAAATCATTTTCATTAGCTCCATGAGATGCATCTGTAACAGTTATTGTTGTAGAGCCATTTGTTGCAGAAAAAGTAACATCACCAGCACTAGTTGTTACCCTAACTGGAGTTATATCATTAAACACAGTTCCTTCTTCAATATAATACTTTAAATGTGTTCCTAGCCCTAAATAATCAGAGCCATCTAAAGCAACCCAATTATGCAAAGCTCTTGCTACTCCTTGATAAGTGCTTGAACTATATTTTGCCCAACCTCCTATTTTTTCTGCATATCCTTTATGAAAACGTATTTTATTGCCATCTATAAATCCTCCTTGATTACTAAGATTTGTAATGTCAGAGTTTATTCCAGCTGTAAATTTTATAGACTGAAGTGTCATGTAGATGTATCTCCTGTTCTTGTTCCGTTTGATGTAAAGGTTACATTATCACTACCTTCTAAATATTTACCTGCAGAACCACCTGTTCCTACAGCTTGAAAAGCAGATGCGTTACTTGAGCCATCACTACCAGCTTGACCTAAATTACCCCCATCACCTCCATCAGAGCTTTCTGCACCAGAGGCATTTCCTCCACCGCCTCCATTGGTTGCGTCACCATTAGAGCCGCCTGTTCCTTGACTACCATTACCACCACCACCTTGTCCAAATACATTTCCAGCTCCACCACCACCTCCGGAGCCTCCATATGTGTCTACAGGAGCTGCCGCTCCTCCGCCGCCACCGCCACCAAGTAAACTACCTTCACCATTGTCAATAATAGTTGTCATAGTAATTTTTAATGCCGTTCCGCCATCTCCGCCATTTCTATCTGCTTTTCCATCTGCATTGGTGCTGTTACCATTATTGCTTGTCAAGTTGCCACCACGACCACCTGCTCCTATTATAGTCCCTTTGTTAACAATGGTTAAAAGAGAACCTGTTGTTGCAAATCCAATAGTTCCTGTTTGAAAAGCAGGTGTGGTATGAGAGGTAGAATTTACCGTTACTCCACTTAAAATTTCTACTCTTGCTGTAATTTTATCGCTACCATTATAATTTGAATTAGAGCTTAAGTAAGTTTGTAAATTAAAATTAGATGTATTAGAACTTATAACAATATTAAAATTACTACTTGCTCCTGCTCCAAATCCTAAAACATTATAACCAAATCCTGTCATTATGAGTCATTCTTTGCATCTGTTGTAAAAAATAATTTAATACCTAATAACCTTGCATCACCAGTTTGACTGTCAGCCGACACATCCCTCATAATTTGAAAAAATACCAACTCATCTGTAGAAGGTGAGCCTGCTATTGTGACAGAACCACTTTCTGCTGATACATTTAAATCATTTGATGTGCCACTGTGAGCTTTAGCTGTTGCCACCACATTAGTTCCAAAAGCTGTATTACATGAATCATCATCAGCTATAGCCACTCCAGATAAACCCCATGCTACTGTGCCTGTGTTTGTTCCAGTAACTGTAAAAAATGCTTGAAATGTTATAGTGCCTTCATTCCATGATTTAGGAAATGCTACAGAAAATTGAGCATTTTCATCAGAGCTTGCATCAAAATCTAATACTTTTATTTCTGGGCCATTAGCTAATTCTGCTTGAGCAAGAGCAGCACAACCATTTGTTGTATTAGGATACATGGCTGTAGCTGGAACCCAAATTGTTTCTTTACCTGCAACTTTTACAGCAGTAGAGCCTTGTGTTAAAGTTCCTGTTATTTCTGCGTTACCAGTTACTGTTAAGTTGTCAGCTACTGTTGTTTCAGAAGTTGTATGTCCAATTGTTACAGCTATACCAGATGTTTCTGTTGCAATTTTTAATGCTCCTGTTTTATTTGCAATAAAAGAATTTGTGCCATCATGATACAACTGCATATCATCACTTGCGCCAAGCTCTATAGTATCATCAGTCCCAGCTGTAGCAGAGTCGCCTAACTTAATAAGCTTTCCATTTACGTCTAAATTGCCACCTAATTGTGGAGATGTATCACTAGAAAGTTCTGTATTAAAAGTTACTTTTCTTACAATTGCACTGCTATCACCGCCATCTGCATAAATCCACGCAGTTTCTCCATTAGCTACAGTAGCATCAGCGCCAGAGCCTTGAGTAAATATAACGCTATAAGGCCCATCACTACCTGCATCACCAGTATTATTAAAAACTAGAAATACTTTACTTTGGTCATTTGGTGATATAGTCACAGTATTATTTGCAGCTAAATTACCTGTTAAAATCAATACCTTATAACCACCATCAGACAATGCCCCATCAGTTGTTGTCAATGTTGTTGTGGTTCCTGTAAGACCAAGAGAGTAAACTCCATTTACAGCCCTATCTATAATATCAAAATTTAAATTAGTAGTAGTCCCCCAAGCCCCAGCTTGTTCTCCAGAGCCTATTTTTTCTACTCCTAGGTTATTTGTATATGTGCTTGCCATTTTTTTACCTTACTTAATTTTAAAAGATGTCACTCCATGACTCAGTATTTGTTGTAGCTAGTATATCATCCCAAGTCTCTCTTGTAACTAGAATCGCTAAATCTGATATAGCTAATTGTGATATAGCCGTTTCTGAAAAAGAAGTTCCAACATCAGCCGAAGTTAATGATGCACTTCTTCTGTTTTTTATATCGTCTGTTATTGAAGTCCACGATTCATTAGCCGCAGGAGATATTAAAACCCAAAACTCTCTTGATATTATGTTTAAATCAGAAAGCCCTCGTTCAGATAATGTAAATTCACTTAAACTCATTTAATTGTCCATTTAATGTCTTATAATAAAAGCATTAATATAAAAATTCAATAGTTCTCCTTTGGAAAATACTCATACCAACCAGTAGCAATCCATTTCTCATTCGATATAGGAGGATTCCCTCTGTGAGTATGTGTAAAACCACATGGAAATAAACACATTGTTCCTTTTTTTGCTTTTATTCTTCTAGAATATTGTAAAAATTCTAACTCGCCTCCCTCGTTAACATCATTTAAAAAAAGTGACCAAACAAGAAACCTTGTTTTGTTCATATAATCTTCAAAATGCCAACTATGAAATCCACCACCAATAGGTGTAAACTGCACTTTAAAACTTGAAAAGGATATACCAGATGTTTCTAAATAAAAATTTCTAACAATTTCATTAACATATCCATACTGCATTAAAGAATCATTCAAACATTTTATAAATTTATCAGTGCTATCCTTTTGTATTGTTATCAATCCATCTAAAATAGAATTGCCTTGCCATTGTATGTCTCTTCTCTTAATACTGTTTTCTTCTGTTCTATCTAGTTTACCTCTATTAGAATAATCAACTGCTTTTACAATATTGTCGCACACATCATCTGACAAAGCGTTATCAATAACTAATATGTGGTCGTTGTAATTAATGTTCATTTAATCTTTTTCATGTTTACTCACAACTAGTTTTCTTCTTGCTGTGTCTGTGTATTTTGCATTTACACCTCCGCCAAAGTAATTTATGTTTATCGTTTGTCTAAACAATTTATCTGTCGGTGCAGAGCTTGAATGAGGAGTTGCAGAATTAAATAAAAGAAGTCTGTTTTCTTTTGATTCTATTTCTGTTCCATCAGCCATCAAAGTAGGAGCGTTACAGTTTGTTAAAAAAAATAATGCTCCGTTATGAAAATAATCATAATCAACATGTGGTGCGTGTATATCTACTTCGTTTTTTATTTTAAAATACATGTTTGCTTTTATTCTAATTAACGCATTTATGTGTAATTTGCTCGTTATGTTTACAAAAGGTTCTAATACAATACCTTGTGACCACTCTTGTTTAGCACGAACTGCGTTGTTAAATATTAAAGTGGCAAAATAAAAATCTTCTCCATTTACATCATGTAAATTTATATGTGGGGATGTATACCAAGGAAAATCACCACCTTTACCTAAATACTGTTTTAATTGTGCAAACTCTATTTCTGGTAAAAACTCGTCATATACTTCGTAATAAAAAGGGCCATGATGTTTTCTTTTTTTTACTTCTTTTTGCCACTCTTCTTTGTTCATTTAAAGTGGTTTCCCAACAACCAACTTACACAACTGTATCTGACTCCTTCTGTTACGGGTTGCACACCATGTTTTATATATGAAGGAAAAAATATAACCGTGCCTTGTTCCATCGAGTCTTCCACATTAAACTTGTCTTTATCATCTGGAAAAACAAACTCTCCGCCTTTATAATATTCTGGTGCAGTGAGTTGTATAGACATTGATAGTTTTCTTACTAATAAATCAGGATTAACGTTGTCGTAGTGCGCATCTTCGTGTGGTTCGTAAAACCCTTGGTTTTTTTCGTCATACCTAGTAATTTGTAAGGTTTCAGGCTCTTCTATATCAAATTGGTAAAACTTATCATTTGTATATTTTATCAATTGTAATATTGGTATAAATATATCTAAGTTTTTAATTACACTTCTTATAAACGAAACTTCACTTGTTCTTATTTTTTTGTTTACTTGTCCTTGTGGCGTTGCGTTGCCCACACTTGCGGGTATAAAATTATTTTTACATCTATCTATTATTAAATTACATAATGCAGGACTAATAGCTTTTTTTGCCACTATTATATTTCTTTTCATTACTAATACTACCTTTAGCCTACTGGGTCTGCATAAAGAAAATGACGTTTATCATATTTAAACATAGGGTCATATTTACCCTCTTTTTCAATATAATGCAAAAAAACTTGTGTATGCCAATCATAATGCAAGTCATTACGCCAATGTTCTTGTTCACACCCTTTGTATATAACGCCTTGTCCTTCTTCTAATACAAATTCTTTTCCCTCAACATAGATACCCCAATTATTATTACTATCTGACTTTCCTAAACATAAAGTAACGCTAACCTCACATGATTCTCTGTCTTTATGAGGTGGGCAACTTTGACCTTTGTAATAAGTTCTCCAAAATGAATAAGTAGGTATTAACTCTTTATTATATCCTTCTTCAATTTTATTTTTTAAATAAAGTAATAAAGCTTCTGTTGGGGCATCTGCATAAAAATTTGTGCATCCTGCAAAAGGGCCGTCTTGCACTTTATCAATAACTTTTCCTATAGTGTGACAATGAGAAGTTAAATAATCACTCATATCACGAGAAATTAAATTTAAAACTTTGTTCATTCTTTTGCCATTTGAGGAACAGTTCCTAGCATATAAACTATTGCCCACTTACCAGAAAATTTTTTATCTTTATCAATTAACTTAATTTCATCTACTGAGTGATGATACCAACTTGGAAAAAGCAGTAATCTGTTACTCTTGCACTCAATTTTAATTTTTCCCCGTGTAATATTAAAGTCACCACCAGTAAAGTTTTTTGGCTCTTTGTATAAAAAAATTATCATTGTCCATTTAAATGTATCGTGATGCTCACCATAATAAGTTGACTCATCATAATACGAAAGCATAGAAGTGCTTATATTTGTATTTGCAAAATCTCCAAACCAAGCATAAGTTTCATTCTCTGTGCCATGATGGAATTGAGTTTTTACTATATCATGAAATTCTTTAGATTGTATTTTTGGCAAATAATTATTTAAAATTATAGAATATTGTTTGTCTTTAAGAACTTCGTCTGGAAATACTCTTAAATTATTTGATAATGGTTTTCCCTCAAGCGTTCTAGCTACATTAGTTTGGTCGGCTTTTTGCATCTTATTTGTTTGAGAATAAAAATTAATTTCTTTCCAAACATCTTCTAATTCTTGTTCATTATACCAATTGTCAATAACTACAATAGGATATATTTTATGTCTAATATCTAAAACTTTTTTCATAAATACTATGAATAAGGGAATGTCGCATTACCATCCGAATCAACTTTAGCTGCTGCTCCATCCACATCTTCGTCAAAAGCTAATTCACTTTCTAAATGTGTTTTTATACTATTTATAGTAGAAGAAGTCAATCTAGTTTCTACCCAAGAAATTACATTTGCTTTACTTACACCATTGTATGCAGTAAAAGAACTTGCAACATTATTTGTATTCAAATTTAAATCAACATAATGTTGTCTTGTTAAACTAGACTTAACATCACTTGTTGCCTTTAAATGTGCTTCAACTCTTTTAATCACATCAGTGTAGGTTGTTCCCCCCGTTGTAATATTTTTTGTATATAGTTTTTCAACCACCCACTCATAACTAGCCATTATGACGTTCCTCCTGCAACTGTTCCGTTATTTGTAAAAGTAACATTTGATAATCCTTCTATGTAATTTCCTGCGGCTCCTGCGGCTCCTGCGGCCCCACCTTCACTACCTGCGGGGTCTGTTCCAGAAGCTCCGTCTTGTCCTGCCGTTCCTGCTTGTCCTGCCGTGCCATAACCACCTCCATTACCACCTGCTGAACCATCACCACCTGTTCCTGCATTAGTTCCTCCTGCTGAACCTTCTGCACCTGCGGCTCCACTTCCTGCTGTTGGATTGTTATGTCCCCTACCAGCTCCACCTGCGCCTCCCGCACCTCCTGAGCCACCTTCAGTTGCTACTGTTGAAGGATAAGTTCGTCTTATATAATACATAACTTGAGGGTTTGTAGGTTGATATGCAGGATGCTTTTGCGCTCTATAATATGTATATTGTCCTACTGTTAAACTAGTTGTTGGTAAAGGTTGTGGATTACCTTGTTGTGAGCCACCCCACATTAAATAAGTTGCATTAATTGAAGGATGTTGTCCGTATGCCCAGTTTGTTCTATTAGGGTCAGCAAAATCAATAGTTGGGCCTTGTTGTGCTGTTGAAGAATCTTGACCATCTCCTCCGAGACC